TTTTCTCTTTTCTTCTGTTCTAATAACTAATTCTTCAGCTACTAACTTTTTAAGTTGTGGTGCAATCTTATTTACAGAATACTCAAATTCTAATTCTTTTGCAATCTCTGTTGCAGTAAATAGCTTGTTAGGTTCATTCTCTAATACTTCTAATACTTTTGCTTTTACTTCATCTTGACTCTTAGAAGTCTTTGAAGATTTAGAACTATTTTTTTTGTCAAGTAATTCTATTTCGTGACTAATGAACTTTGTTAGTTTCTCACTTTGTGCAACTTCCTCGATTGCTAATAATTTATTAAAATAATCTTTCTTTGTAATTTTATTTGTCATAAAAATCAACCTCTTTCATAAATTTTTTTTATATTTAAGGTTTGGGAAGGTGTTCTTCCCTTACCTTGTATATACATTATATCATACTTTACTTAGTTTGTCAAGCATTTTTTAAAACTTTTTTAAATTTTTTTTGTGGTACTTGCCAACAACAACGATTGATAAAATTATATCTTTTTGTATGTTTTCCTAAACATTCTAATAGTATAAAATATTCAATCATTACATCACTTAATCCCGTGTGTTCTTCCTCAAAGTCTTTTGTATCTGTTAAATATTGGTAAACTGTTTCGGCATTAGTTGAACAATTATTTGCCTTTGAAATTTTATTATTGTCTATGCAATATCTTGCATAACTCTTTGTATTGCAAATTGAGTGACAAGCCATATTCCAAATACAACAAATCTTTGTACCATATGGGAAAAAATATCTATACAATGATTTTGAAATGTATCTTAAAGTTCTGTTTAAAGCTGAGTAATCAAAGTTTGCATTGTATGCGTAAACCTCTTTTACATTGTATTCTTGCATTAAATCTCTAATAATTTTCTTTGCGTGGAATAATGAAACAATTTGACTATCTTTATTTTTTATTCTTTCTTCATAAAGTGGTAACTTCTTTGCATAATATGCAGTTTGCATTAATTTTTTTTCTTGGCAGTAAATATCATAAACTATTAAAGACTTTTCAACTTTGATATTGTTATGCAAATCGGCAACTATAAAACCTATATCATAAGTCAAGGCATCTTCTGTCATGTTTGCCGTTTCTACATCTAAAATCATTATATTTTTGCATCTATTCATATCGAACACCTCTCTTTATTTGATAATACTATTATATCATATCTTTATTACTTTGTCAATAGTTTTTTTAAAGTTTCTATAATATTTTTTTCGTTGTAGTTTATGCCGTTCCACTTTGCTCTGTTTTGTTCTTCATCATCAAAAAGTATATCGCTATTATTAAATTTATTTTTATTAGTTCCATATTTTACAATATGAATAGTATCAAAATCAACTTTTGTAAAATGCTTTTGTAACCAAAGCTTTTTGGCAATGCGTACCCTTTTATTGTACTCTTTATTATTGCATTTACTCAACCAACTTATTATTCCAATTTTATAACCTTGCTTTTGTAGTTCTTTTACAACTTTTGTAAACTCTCTTGCGTTTACTAATGTTTTCGCCTCTCTATATGGTTTTGTATGAAAAGCTCTCAAATGCTCTAACCAATTATTCATATACAAGTTAGCAATAGTACCGTCCATATCAAAGTATATTGTAGTCATTTTTATCCACTCTTTTTCTCTATTATAGTATATCTTTATTACTTTGTCAATAGCTATTTTAAAAATAATATTTTAAAAATATTTAAGTTATTGTAAATAGGTGCTGATCCTAAATTTTTTGATACAACTTCTATATAGCTTAAAACAAACCATATCAAAGTAAGTATCATTACAATTTTTATAAAACTTTTAATAGTCTTTGCTATCATCTTGGCACCTCTTTTCTATGTTTTTATTGTATCATACTTTTGAGAGTTTGTCAAGACTTTTTTTTATTTTTTTAAAACTTTTTTGTCTTGCTTTTCTTTCTCTCTCTCAAGTACAATATTATTATACATCTGTTTTATAAATTTGTCAATACATTTCTTAAAAAAATATTGCACAAAGATGGGGGGTAGGTTTTGTGCATATTGCACAACACTTTTAAAATGATGAATGCTGGCCTCTTTCTAATTGACCAAAGTAATTTTTGTTTATCAAAGTAATAAAATTTGACTTTTTAAAAAAAATATTATATAATTATATTATAAGAAGGAAGGTAGAACGAATGATTTTAGATTACACTATAACTTCCCTTGATGAACGTAAAAAATATGTTGAAAATATTGTTAATACAATTCCTGAACATGAGTTAAACCTAGATCAGCTTGCTGACTATTTAATATTATGTATGGAAAAAGAAGAAAGAAAAACTAAAACAATATTAACTGATAATCGATCAGTTACAATAAATAAAAGAGAAACTTCATTTGAGGGTTTGGTTGATAAAATAGAAGGAGGAGAGAATACTCTCTATCATATGATTAAAGAAGATAAAAATATGCTACTTCAACCTAAAAAATTATTAACTGCGACAAAAATTGCAGAATATCCTGAACTTACTCAAGTTAAAAATGCAATAGATGAAATCAAAAAAAACATAGAAAAACATGAAGGATTATCAAAATATATTTTAAAAAAAACATCCATCAAATTATATCAAGATTTATATATGATTTATGAAGCACTTACTAAACCAGCAAAGATTATGAAAATTACAGCTTCAGACCATACTTTAGATTTAGGAGGATTAACATTTTCTGATCCTGATGTCGTTTCGGCGGCACTTTGTAACTATTCAAGATTAAAAGAAGATTCTTATGATAATTTTAATTCTGATACAAAATGGATGATGGAAGATTTAGATAATTTATTAGAGATTACTCTTAAAGATAAACCAAATTATGAAAGAATAGTAATATTAAAAATAGATGGGTTATCTAACGCAGCAATTCAAGAAATAATACAAAAAGAATTTGGATTAGCTTATACAAAAGAATACATATCAACCTTGTGGCGAAAACGCATACCATCTTTGATTGCAAAAGAATCTCAACGTCAATGGATGGATTGGATGTTCGGTTATATTTTAAAAATACCAAAAAAGAAATGCACTAGATGCGGCAAAAAGAAATTTGCTACTTCATTTTATTTTTCAAAAGATTCGAGCAAAGCAGATGGTCTTTATACAATTTGTAAGGAGTGCCGCAATGCTTCTCATAGAAAGGAGCAACAATAATGCCTACAAAATTTTGTCCTAAATGTCGCCGCACATTAGATGATAGCCAATTCTATGGCTCAAATAATTTAGAAAAACATCCTGATGGTAAAATGACGGAATGTAAAAAATGCGCCACGATGCATGTTAATAACTGGGAACCAGAAACGTTTCTTCCTCTATTGGAAGAAGCTGATGTGCCGTTTATCCAAGAAGAATGGAAAAAAATGGTTGATAAATATTGTACTGGCGCAAAGAAAGTAACTGGTCTTACTGTTATTGGTCGTTATCTTTCTAAAACGAAACTTACTCAATATTCTAAATTGCGGTGGGTGGATACAGAAAGATTAAATGAAGAAAACAAAGAAAAAATTGCCGCTTCTCTTGAAGGGAACGGCGATTTATCTGATGAAGAAAAAGAAAAATTAATTAATAGCGATTTAGGAGAAGCACCTGCAGAACCTGAAGAAGCTGTCGAATTAGATGTATGCGCCGCTCAGCTAGAAGAAGAAGACGCGGCAATTCTTAAAGATTTAACAGAAGATGATATAAAATATTTACGTATTGAATGGGGCGGTCATTATCGTCCTAGTCAATGGGTTAAATTGGAAAAATTTTCACAAGAGATGCAACAATCTTATGATATCCAAACTGCCGCGCATATGGATAATCTTAAATTAGTTTGTAAAGCTTCATTAAGAGTTCATGAATTAATAGATATGGGTGATGTAGATGGAGCTGTTAAAGCTGGTAAGTTATATGATCAACTCATGAAATCCGGAAAATTTACCGCTGCTCAAAATAAAGAAGAACATAAAGATGAACTTGACTCTGTATCAGAATTAGCTCTATTGTGCGAGAAAGAAGGAGGATTTATTCCTACTTTTTATGATGGACAGCCAAAAGATTGTGTTGATAAAACTCTTGAAGATTTTAAACGATATACATATAATCTTGTAACAAAAGAACAAGGTTTAGGTAATCTAATTGAAGCAGCTTTAAAAACTATGAAAGAAGAATCTGAAAAAGAAGATATTATTGAATCAGATAATGATGAAGATGAAGCTTTAGAAGAAGTCATGGAAGATGTAGAAAATGAAGAACCTCTAGAGCCAGAAAAAGAAATGAGTGAAGAAGATTATACTGAATATCAAGAATTTATTCATAATGAAAGAGAGGGAAAATAATGCCTCTTTCAACTTTATTGAATTTAAAAGATAGAAAAAAAATTGAAGTAACAAAAGAAAGAATAGATCTTATAGTGCCGGAATTACGAAAATCATTTTCATTCTATAGAGATTATCCTGATATATTTATAGATTTTATGTCACAAAAGACAACTTTTCATTTATATTTTTATCAACGTTGCTTCTTGCGCGCGTCAATAAGACATAAATATTTTTATGGAACTTTTCCTCGTGCATATTCAAAATCATTCTTAGCAATTATGATATTAATGATTAGATGTATCTTGTATCCAGGAGCAAAACTATTTGTTACTTCTGGTGGTAAGGAACAATCTGCCGGAATTATTAAAGATAAAGTACAAGAGATATGTCAAATGATTCCAGCTTTTAATAGAGAAATCGATTATGGAAAAGGTAAAACTACTTTTGGAAAAGATTATGTGCGCGTTTGCTTCAAAAATGGCTCTTATTTTGATAATATTGCCGCAAATGAAAAAAGTCGTGGTAAGAGACGACATGGATTTGTAGGCGAGGAGTGTGTAGGTATTGATGGTAAAATTTTATCAGAAGTTTTAATTCCTATCACAAATATTTCAAGACGTTTACCAGATGGAACAACTCATCAAGAAGAAAAAGTTAATAAGAGTCAAATTATGATTACTACTGCCGGATACCGCAATACTTTTGCTTATGATAAATTAATTCAATTTTTAATATGGCAAATTGTTAAACCAGAACAATCAATAATAATGGGAGGAACTTGGAGAATCCCAGTTTTAATGAAATTACAAGATAAAGATTTTGTTAAAGAATTAAAAGCTGACGGAACATTTAATGAAGCTTCTTTTGAAAGAGAGTATGAAAGTATTTGGTCTGGTGCCGCTGAGGATGCTTTCTTTAATATTGAACAGTTTAATAAACATAGAATATTACTTCAGGCAGAATATGATTATTCAAGAAGAAGTGCGAAAAATGCTTATTATGTATTATCAGTCGATGTTGGTCGTAAAGGTTGTGAAACTGTTATGTGCGTTTGGAAAGTAACTCCTCAACCACAAGGATTAGCAATTAAATCATTGGTTAATATATTTACTGTTACTGATGATCACTTTGAAGATCAAGCAATCTATTTAAAGAAATCCTATTATAGATATCAAGCACAAAGACTTGTAATTGATGGTAATGGACTTGGTATTGGATTAATAGATTATATGATTAAAAGTCAAATAGATCCATCTACTGGTGATATACTGCCGCCGTTCGGTATCTATAATGATGAAGAAGGTTATTATGATAAGTATATTACAGAAGAAACAGAAGAAAATGCGATCTATATTATTAAAGCTAATGCTTCAATAAATACAGAAGCTCATTCTAATATTCAAAATCAAATGTCATCTGGAAAAATAAAATTCTTAATTGATGACAGAATAGCAAAAGCTAAACTATTAAATACAAAAGTTGGTCAGAATATGACTCTTGAAGAAAGAGCAAGATATTTACAACCTTTTGTATTAACTTCTATATTAAGAGAAGAAATGATGAATTTAAAAGAAGATAATGAAGGTATTAATATTATTCTTAAACAAACTAATAGGAGTATTGGTAAAGATAAATTTAGTGCCGCAGAATATGGGCTATATTATATTAAGCAAGAAGAAGATAAGCGAAAGAAAAAGAAAAATTTCAATGTTAAAGATTTTTTATTTTTGAATTAATAAAAAAAAAATCGGGGACATTTAGTGTAATTCGTTTTATATTATTTTTATTTATAATATGGCAAGGAGGATTATATAAATGAAATCGAGTCGTGGAGAAATCAAAATATGTGATATATTAGATAAATACGAATTAAATTATAAAGAAGAATATAGTTTTCCAAACCTGAATAGTGAAAATGGAAGACCATTGCGTTTTGATTTTGCAATATTTGATGATGAAAGTAATATTGACTTTTTAATCGAATATCAAGGAAAACAGCATTATCAAGCAGTAAGTAAATTTGGTGGACGAGTAGGTTTATATAGACAACAACATAACGATAATCAAAAACGAGTATTTTGTTCTTTAAATAATATTAAATTAATAGAAATACCTTATACAGAAGAACATCTGATTACTTATGACTATATTATGAAAAAAGCAGGTTATTAAATAGGAGGTGGATAAATGAGTAGAAATAAAAGCAAATCTCATACAATTAAACAAGAGCCTCATATAGATAAGGATGTCGTTGACTATAGTAAAATGAGAATCGGATTAAAAACTGTTGATGATGCTACAATTAATATTAAAACTGCTTTAGCTGATATTGGGTATGGCTCAGTTGCAAAAGCAGATTTAATACAAGCTTTGGCAGAACATGATTATGATACTATTCGAGAAGCTTCAGACTTATTTTTTCAAAGTAGTGGAATTTATAAAAGAGCTTGTGAATATCTCGCATTTTTATATAAATACGATTTTTATACAATCCCTTACATTGAAGATGAAAGCATCGATAGTGCTAAAATACTAAAAGATTTTGGTACTATATTAAAAAGACTTGATAACTCAATGTTAAAAAAAAGATTTGGTGAAATAGCGTTAACTATACTTCAAAAAGGCTGCTATTATGGATATCGTATAGATACTCAAACAAAAACTGTTTTACAAGATTTACCTCTAAAATATTGTAGATCAAGATATTTCATTGAAGGCAAACCCGCAGTTGAATTCAATATGAAATTTTTTGATAACGAATTTAGAGATAGTGCTTATAGAATGAAAGTTTTAAAAATGTTCCCAAAAGAATTTTCAAAAGGCTATTTACTTTATAAAGAAGGTAAATTAGTTCCAGATGTATCTTCTGATGAACAGGGTTGGTATTTATTAGATAGTCATTATGCAGAAAAATTTAATATTAATGGTAACGATTTTCCATATCTTGCTGATGCAATTCCAGCTATAATTGATTTAGATGAGGCTCAAGGACTTGAGCGTAAAAAAATGGCTCAACAATTAATTAAAATTCTTGTTCAAAAATTACCAGTAAATAAAAATGGTGATTTGATATTTGATGTAGACGAAGCAAAAGATCTTCATTCTAACGCTGTGGCTATGTTAAAAAAGACTATAGGACTTGATGTATTAACTACTTTTGCAGATATTAGTGTAGAAGATATGAATGATACTATAAGTCAAGCTAAAACAGATTCTCTCGTTCAATCAGAGAGAGCCGTTTATAATCAAATGGGATTCTCACAGAATATATTTAATGCTTCTGGTAATACCGCAATTGAGAAATCTCTTGTTCCAGATGAAAGTTCTATGAGAGGTCTTGTATATCAATTTCAAGAATTTCTAAATGAAATTACTATGGATTATAGTAAAAAACCTAAAAAATATTATTATAGAGTGAAAATGCTTGAAACTACTGGTTTTAATTATCAAGATTTATCTAAAATATATAAAGAACAAATCCAATATGGATATTCAAAATTATTGCCGCAGATCGCTTTAGGACATTCTCAAAGTGAAATTTTAGCGGAATTATATTTTGAATCAGATGTTTTAGATTTAGATAATATAATGATACCTGCTAAATCAAGTTCAACAATGTCTACTACTGAAGAAGATAGTGAAGGTGGCGCTCCAACATTATCTAATGATGAGAAAGCAGATAGAACTCTTGATAATGAAAATTCTAAAAGTTAAAGGAGGGATATAGATAAATGAATACGAGTATAGAAGTACCAAATACTATTGAATTTTTGGATATAGTCCCAGTTAATCCTTTAATATCTCATTGTAAGATTAAAGTATGCTACGTAGGTGACGAACCAAATAGAAATAAATCGATAATTACTGAAGAAGTCGCTAGACAGATTGCAACTTCCTTACCAGGCAGTCCTATTGTTGGATATTTTTCTAAAACAAAAGAAGATTTTGAAGAACATGATGAAATCATTACTATTAAAAATGGAAAAATTGATTTTACAACAGATACAGTTCCTTATGGTTTTGTAAGTATGGATGCTAAGGTTTGGTTTGAAGATTATAATGATAATGGTACTATTAATAAATATCTTGTAACTGAAGGGTATATATGGACAGGTCAATTTCCTGAGGCACAAGCTATTATAGACGAAGGTAGACCTCAATCATTAGAATTTGATAAAAATATTGATGCTTTTTGGTCAAAAGATAGCAATAATCAAAAGCAATTTTTTATTATAAATGAAGCAATTATTTCTAAATTATGTATTTTAGGAAATGATGTAGAACCTTGTTTTGAGGGCGCATCAGTAACTGACTTTTCTCTTGATAAGGGATGGAAAAATACAATGTTTAGTTTAATAAATGAAATGCAGAATATGCTAAAAGGAGGAACTAATAAAATGGAATTTACAAAGTATGCTTTAGAAATTGGCGATACACTTTATAGTGGATTATATTCATTTTTAGAGAAAAATTATCCAAATACAACTGTAACTTGGGAAGAATCTATTTATGGATTAGCTGGTGTTTATGAGAATACAGATAATTCAAAATTTGCGATTTTAAGAGATAGAACTACAAGTCCATCTACATTTAAAAAAATGAATTTCACATATTCTGAAACTCAACCAATTACACAAGTTGGAGAGTTGATAGATGTTGAACAAAAATTTATTGATATAAATACTGATACAATGTTTGCTTTAGACGATATAAAAAACTATGAAGAAACTCGTTATGCAGCTAAGAAAGATCCGAAAAAAACGCCAACTGAAGATCCAAAACCTATTGATAATAAATGTGGCGGCGGCAATGGTGGTGGTGGTAGTAAAGATGAAGATGAGAAAAAAACAAAATATTGTTTAGACGATGTTATTGAGTATCAAACTTTATTAGCTGATTATACTACTATGAAAACTGAATTTGAAGCACTAAAAACTTCAAATGCAGAGCTTACTACAAAATATGCTACTATAGAACAAGAAAATAAAGATCTTTTATCATTTAAGAAAGCAACAGAAAAAGTTGAAAAAGAAGAAATGATAAAGAAATTTTATATGTTATCAGACGAAGATAAAAAAGATGTAACAGACAATATTGATACATATAGTTTATCTGATATTGAAAGTAAATTATCTATTATATGTGTTAAGAATAGAGTTAATTTTACTGCAGATGAAGATAATAATAATGACGGCATTATAACTTACGGTTTGCATGAAGACAATTCTTCAAATGAAACTGGTATGCCGGCTTGGTTAAAAAAAGTTGAAAAAAAACAAAAAACTTTAATTTAAGGAGGAATTTATAATGGCAACAAAGAGTGATTACGTAACATCTGGTTATGGTCAAGTTGAACCTAACCGTTTGTCAGGACAAAAAGGTGGACTTCTTTTAGCAGACCTTCCACTAGATTCAACAAATAGTTCTTCTCCATTAACTCAAATAGAGAATGGACAATATGCAAAATATGATGAAGCAGAAGGGGTTATTAATTTAACAGGTCCTGGAGATTGGTTTATGTGCTTTAGTGAACCAAAAACATATGGCGAATTTGAAACTACAAAAGATTTCGTCATTACTGCAGATTCAGCTCTTGATGGTAAAGCTTGTCCAAGACTTATCCCTATTAACATGGGAGATGCTTATACAACAAACTTTATTAAAAAAGGAACTTATACACCAGCAGCTAAACAATATTTAACAATAAACACAGACGGTGTTCCAGAAATTAAAGGAACAAGCTTACCTTCAGGTTCAGATATGGTACTTCAAATTGTTAAAGTATATACATTGCCAGATGGTCAAGCAGCTGTTAAATTAATGCGTGTACGCTAAGAAAAGGAGGATATAGATAATGTTAAAAGTAGAAGAATTAAAACAATTGATGATTGCAACTGCTAAAGCTGATAAATCTGCTCCAACAGCGTACAGTTTCAATGAAAAAAATTATTCATATGATGCTCTTAATGATACATTGAGAGATGAATTAAACGAATATGCTGGTGACTATTATAGTTTCAACGAGCATGCTAATACAATTTATAGATTAATGTCTGAAACAATTGATGAAGTACTTCCTAAAATTGTTACAGATAGATACATGGGTTTTGCAGAAACTCAAACTGTTGCTCAAGGTAATAAACCTATTTTCAAACGTAGAGTTGGAAGAAATAGAGCAAAGAAAACTTTTGTATGTCGTGTAGGTCTTGCTGGTTTATATGATGTATTTAAACTTGATAATGAATTTATCGAAGTTAAAATGGGTGCCGTTGGTGGCGCTGCACAAATGGGTCTTGAGGAATATCTTGATAAGAAAGTAGATTTCTCAGAATTACTTGAAATCCTTATGGAAGGTATGGATGAAGCAATCTATGCTGAAGTTGCAAAAGCTCTTGAAGCTATGTATACAAGTATCGGTTCTTATAATAAATATCAATCTAATGCTTTTGATGAAAAAGTTATGGATCAATTAATTGCTACATCAAGTGCTTATGGTGTTCCTACAATTTATTGTACTCTTGAATTTGCTTCAACAATGCTTCCTGCAGATGCAAATTGGATTTCAGAAAACATGAAAGATAATAGATGGGAAAATGGTTTCTTAACACAATATAAGACAACTAAAGTTGTAATTCTTCCTCAATCTTTTTCAGCTGATAATTCAGAAAAGCAAATCAAACCAGAATATGCTTATATTATGGCTGGCGATGAAAAACCAGTTAAACTTGCTTTTGAAGGTCAAACAATTGTTGATGAATTTAAGAAT